GCCTTTGGATTAGCAATACCCCCAGCAATTAATCCAGCAATAGCCGATCCTTGTGATCCTGATAATCCAACCCCTGACGCTACCCCACTGATTACACCACCCGCCAATGTTGTGGCTGCACTACCAACAAGATTAATAGCAGCACCTCTAAATTGGTTTACTAACATACCGCTACTTAGACCAGACGTTAAACTTCCTATTGCCGGTAAAGCAAATCCGCCGGCATTTATTGCGGCACCAGCAGATGTATTCATTACTGAGCTAGTAACAGAACTAAAGGCAAATGATGCACCTAATGCGCCCGAGTTTGGTGCTGGTACTACTGTTCCCCCACGAGTATTTAAATTAAAATTAGCTAGATCTGTTATAGTGTTAGGTGCTGTTGTTGCTCCACCTATACCATTATCAACTAAATTAACAGCCGCCGGGTTATTTTTATCAACCAATGGAGTTGGTGTACGATCATAATGTAAATCAATATAGCCGCCTACTGTATTTTGTGTAGTGTATCCAGTTTGATATTTTACTGTTTCAAACTGTATGCTCATTTGGTGCTCTAATAGACCACCACCTTCGCTGGCGCTGTGTTCACCGTGTCTAAAACTTGTAATAATAGGATTAATTAATTCATATTCGGCAAAGTTTTTTTGATACAAACTATAGATTCTAATAGCCTGTATGTATTGATAATTTTGATAAGCATTGGCCGCATTATACCCACTAACTGGTCTTGGGCTATACCCCCATTCAAAACTTGGGCGCGACTGATATTTGTGAATAATACCGTAGGTAGCATCAGCATAATCACTATCGCGATAAAAGAAGCTATAGTAGTCATACCAAAAGTTTCTAACCACATCAGCTTGGTCGTCATGAAATGTAATATTAACAGGATCGTATTTAATTTTATTTTGAACTAAATTTACACGATTGTACGCATTGTGCGCTTTAACTTCCATTGTAAACTTTGGTAAGTTAACTGTTTTAACAATCATTCCTAATTCTTGAGCAGCAGTATTACTAACATTACTAATCATCGGATTAAAATCAAACTCTACATAATATAAAAATCCGTACTTAGGACTCAGACGATAGTTAGCGTCAACAAATATCTTTTTTGCGTGTTGATAGTCGGCTAATACGATTGTTTGATCGGCACCGATCAAGGGGGCTTTAGACCCCTGGCCAGCCGGCGTATTCGACGGTCTTAAAATAGTATGGTTAATTGCACTCATATACAGTATTTATGGTCAATAAAAAACCCGGGTTTTAACTCCGGGTTTGTTTATTAATAATTTACTTATTAAACGCCAGTACCGCCAACTGTTGTACCATTTGGTGTGCGTCCTACTTGTTGGGTTACACCAACTGCACCGCCTGCTGTTTGAATAGCATTGTCAAATTTAATAGTTAACGCAATTTGCACAGGATCGTTACTGTTGTAGGCCATATCACCCCAGTCAACTTGACTTAGGAAGCAACCATCTAATTCCCATGATTCAAGTACCGTAGGAGTAGTTGTACCGTTGCCGCCATCAAGTACTTCGTATGTAATACTAAACTTGTAGTCAATACCGCTTGGTGCACTAGCTTGTTCCATAAAGTCAAACTGCTTCTGAACTTGTTGACCAACTAACTTACTAACAGCGCCAGTAGCGTCATCACGTAAGTTAACAGTCGTATCTTGCCACTCCGGTTTTCCTTGTAAGAAAACCTTTGAGTTGTAAACGTCAATTGTAATTGGATTGAAGTTTACGTTTGGACGCTTAATATCAACAACTTGTTTAGTTAATTCTGTTGTTTCTTTGTCTACGCCGAATCCTGTAAATATCGCACGGAAGCGATATTTTAACTTTGGCATCAACAGGCCTTGATTTTGGCCTGCTGTTTGTACCGAAAGTGTATTTAATGATGCCATATTATTCTCCTGTTACTCTTATTTATCTAATTAACCTAGTGTCGCAATAGCGCCTGGATTGTAAATCGCGATCGGAATGTAAATAAACTCTACATCACGCTCTGGCTCAATGGCTACGTCAACATATAACTGGTTATTAGCAATAGTAGCACTTGTATTGTTACTTGAATCGCAGATTACCAAGAAGTCATATAAACCGCGATGAGCTAATACAGTATTCAATGACCCGGCGATAGCAGAAGCAATCGATTTCTGGGTAATAATATCGTTTGGTTCAAACAAGTAACCGTTAGCAACTGTTTGGAAGATTGTACGTAAGTAGTTTTCTAAGCGAACAACGTTTACACGATCACGTGCAGATGTTACTGCGCTACGTGTCAATTGACCCCACACAGCAATACCACTTGCTGGTAATTGTGTAATTGGATTAATCTTCAAAGTAAACAATGCATCACGTAATCCAGTATTAACAGCATTGTGTACAAACCCACCAGTACTGTTCAAGTAACCAATATCACTCCAGTTATTAACTAGACCGCGTTGTACACCAGCTGGTGCAAACCATGGATAACTAACTTGATCATTATACAAGTATGTACGCAATATTGCGTGACTTGCTGGAACAACAATCTCATTGCCTGCTAAATCGTTTGTACGACCCGATGGATAGTACAATGCTAGATATGGACTACTTGGTAATACATAGCCAGTTTTACCATCTGTATTGTTAATCCAATTGGAAATTTCTACTGCATTAGGTGCTAAATCCATTGGAGTGTCGCCGATAACAAATGCTGTGTCGCCACGATTGTCGTTTAATACCAACAGGTTATCAATTAACTCTGGATAATTTGGTGCTACCAATATGTTAAATTGGAACATCGGTGATAGTACATCTAAATTACTATCAACCGCAGCTTGCATTGCACCAACAACTACGTTACGTTGTGCTCTAGAACCAGCATACATAACATCATTGGCATCTACACCACTTGCTGTTACCCATGCATCTTTAACAGTAGGTAATGTTGTAGGTAATCCTAAAGTGTTTGCACCAACGTTAGGGAAACTTGTACTATTAAAGTAATTAGCAACAAATTTCTTCACGTTATATCCAGTACGACGAGTATTGAATAATAGTGCGCCTTTTGGATATAAACGATAGTCTGGAGCATCTAGATCTAAGTAGTTGCTTGTTAATAAATCTGTAATTGCCGGGAAGTCGCCACTGACAACATCAGTTGTGCCGTCAGTGTCCCAACGTGCATCAGCAAATACAATACCTGCAGAGCTAACGTGATCGGTATTATCAATCGCTATCCACTTGCTACCATTGTAACGATATAGACTTGGATAGTTTACTAAATCGCCAGAATCTAACCATAAATCGCCAGCTACCAATTGTGTACCATCACTTTGACTTGCTGGTGCAGTTGTTGGAGTAACAATAACGCCCAATGGATCTGTATTTGTTAAATTAAAACCACGTGCATCGTTAACTACATTTTTGTATCCAAACCAGCCAGTTGTACCACCAACTGTTGCATTGATCATAATGTCTACATCAACTGCATCACTGTTATACCAGTATGTACCGCTTGCTGGTGGACTATACGGTGCGCTGTCTTGAAAATTAATAGTATCATTAACAAACGAAAACATAGTAATATAAACAGCACTACCGTCGGCATTAGTAATATATCCTGTTCCGCCAGGGGCAGTAAATCCTGCAGTTGCTAGAGGACTATTAACAGTATCTATCAATGTGATAGCACCGTTAGTAGTGTGTTTAATTGTAATTGTATAACCAGATCCTGCAGTATTTAAAGTTGCTGTAACGTAAGGAATATTAGCTGCTAATACGTCCGATACAAAACTTTGTGCAGTTGTGCCAGATAACTGAATTGTGTAAGTAGTAAAATCTGGTGAGCCAGGTCTTGTAGCAGATAATGTAAATGTATCACCGATGGTAAATGTACCTGCTAGGCCACCAGTGCCAGATGTTGCTGGATTTGCATCTGATTCAATGAATTTTAATGAATTGTAAGTACCGTCGTTAACAGTATATTCTGTAACAAATACATTGCCTGGAATATTAATACCACCGCCGCTTGGGTCTAATCCATAAATTGCAGATCTGATAAATGGATACATTGGTGCTGTTACTACTTCCCATGTGCTTAAATTAGAATTATATTTTTTAAATACCGGACTCCAACCGCCGCCTAAGGCACTGGTTTTCCACCAGATAGATCCTGTTGGGCGTGGGGTAGAGTCTGTAGAGAACCAACCCCCAGGAGGCTGACTAGTATAATCACCATAGAATAAGTACGGAGAATTGTAAGGAGTAGCAGAGATGCCAGTTGCGGCCAATGGAGTATGTGTACCATCTATTAATACCATTTTACCATCTGCAGAGCCGCCTGTACTTGTTGCAGCGCTAGTAGCAAACAACATAAGTTTGCCAGTAGTCGAAACAGCAGCATAAACACCCGGAATAGTAGCGGAATTAATTTTAGCTGCTAGACCGTTTGCACCACCAATTGTGGTTACTGTAGCATCAGATGTTACTTCAACGGTATTAATTGTTAATGTACTTAGTACTGTAATTGTTGGATTAGCAACTGTGCCAGTTACTACTGGTAAACTTGCTTGCCAATCAGGACTGCCGACTAATACCCAGGTATTAGATGCAACTGTGCCAGTGTAAGAATTTGGACCTTTTTTGTAAAATAAACGAGCCGTTTCCGAAGTTGTACCGTCGACATCGATGAATACTACCGCATACTGACCAATTTGACCAATAGAACTAATAGGCGCAGCTAATGTAGTACCGTTAACTGTCTCCGACATAACTTGACTAGCATTTGTAATTATTAATGGTGTAGCAGAATTAAATGTTGCATTAGTAGCATCAAGTTCGTTAATACCCCATTGTGTGTTGTCTGTGTCTAACCAAAGTGTATCGTTTTCAGGAGCCGCAAGCGGACGTATTGTTGTGCCGGTTAATTCAGATAAATCAATATCTGCGCGGATAGCATATAACTGATTAGTTAGGCCCAGGGCGCTGTAAGCTGCCATTAAACCATATTCGTTAATTTCGCTTCCGTTAACTGGCGTACCATCTGAGCCAAGTTGGAAAGTTGGTGTGCCCATTTGTGTAACTAAATCACGTTGACCATTAAATGATAATAGTTTGCCTGCATTGGTTTTTGTTGTGCCTGAAGCAAGGGCGCCGTTATATGTTTTATCTTGCGCTGTTGCTAATACAACTAGTGGTACCGAGCCAATGTTACTGTTTACGTATTGACTCTGGTCGTTTATGGAAATCTGAATTCCTGGGGATACTAGTGCCATGGTTATATTCCTTTAAAATACATGTTATAGTTATTTATAATAAAGGTACAAAAATGTTCCGTTACAGGTGCCTTTGGAAAGGTTTACATTAAATAGTTATATGTTAAAACGCAATTTATGCCCTATATGTCATAACAATCCAGTAGCTGTTAACTATATACGAGAAGGTGTTAGGCACTATCGTAATAGTTGCGCTGCTTGTATTCGGATTAATAGAAAATTAAAGAAAGAAGCGCCAGCTTGGATTAAAGCTGGGTATAAGAAAAAAATAAATTGCGAAATATGTAATTTTAAATTTAAACTCGCCAGTCAAAGCAATGTATTTTATGTTGACGGAAATTTAAAAAATAACAACTGGGTAAATCTTAAAACAGTATGCTTAAACTGTCAACAAGAATTGTATAAAAGCAGAGTTTCGTGGAAACCTGGCCCTATAGTACCAGATTTTTAATGCTAGTATAAAGCTCTTCAATGGTACCGTTGTTATCTATTTCAACATCAAACTTGGTACCAATCCACGCTGTTTCGCTAACGTGTACTTCAGGATAAGCTGTTTTCATATGGTCAAAATTGCCACTATTTGACTCTACTGCTATATCATACCACTCGGGCAATTCTCCACGTTTAACCCAGACAATTTTACCGCCAGCATTACGAATACTTGCTATTTCGTTAGGGAAACGTACATCACTGATAACAGTATTGTCGCTACGTCTAGACAAACGTGCTTCTAGTGCTGCAATCCAAATATCATCATGGAATGCTTTACGGCATACTTCTGTGCCCCAATACTGTAGCACCCAGCGCGGAGTAAGGTGTGGCATATCTAAGCGTGTGGCCCACCAGGTATCTACCTGTTCTCGCCAGGCACGAGCTTCGGGAGTACGTCCTTCTAGTAATTCGCGGTCCCATCCAAAGACAGCCGCTACAGCATCTTTTAACGTCCCAGCAAAACTATCACGACGATAGCCGTGGAATCCAACTAAGTAGTCAGCAATAGTATCTTTGCCTGACCCGATAAATCCGCAAACGCCAATAATCATATTATTTCCTTAATTGATTTCCCAATATATTCCTGTATCTACGTATTTTGTAAAAACAAAATCAGTTAATTCCACAGTATCTATTGTATTGTTGAGTATTTCGTTAATTTTAAATGCTAAAATTTTGTTATTTTCTTTGCTTAGATGATTTGCCCTGGTATTGGGATTTTCGGGCCGGTACGCCAAATCACCAAAGTTAGTCTGGACTTCTTTTCTCATAATATCTATTAGACACATTTTAAATATCGATTGATACTGTACTCCGTCATCAAATGCAGGAATCAGTATTAATTTTTTATTATGTTTTTGTGCTAAATTCTGAACTTCTTTTACTATCTGACCTTGCACAAAAACATTAAATTCTTCATTATCTAAATGCAGATAATAATCTTGTGCGGCTTTATAAATGTTGCGCTTGTAATCGATTAAATTTGAATCTTTTAATACATGCTCTAAAGTAAATAGTGAGCACACTTCACGAACCTCAAGGTCGGGGTGGTACAACCGCCCGACACCGGATATTGTAAATAAAATTACGTCAATTTCGTTAATATGTAATAACAGTTGCTGGTACGACCAAAATGTTGAAGTGCAGTTAAATGCATAATTTTTAATTTCTTGCGAATATTGGGAGTGTAGTAAATTTGGCCAGCCGTTTTCAGCAAATACCGGTTCAGCAAAGCTGTCTCCAAAAATCCCAACGATCATAAAAACTCGTATTCGCTTTCTACAAACGGATGGAAGAACTCCAGGTCATTTTTGCCTAGGTAGGACATTCCGGGACAAACTTCTTTTTTCTGAATCATTGCACATTTAGAAAATATACGTAATTCCATATAATTCATTAAACAAAATTTACTAAATGCATTATGTATTCCAGATGCATTAACATCATCGCCGAGTATATAACCGTTGTCTTTTAATCTCGCCCATGCATATTCTAAGTCGGCAAATACTTCACCTCCGTCGTGGTCTGCATCAATGAATACTGCATCTACATTGTCTATGTCTAAGCTCCTACTATGACCAGTATGAGATATTATGTTCGGGTAATCCTCGATGTGCATCTTTTGTAATTCGTTTAAGTCTTCTAGAGTTAAATCTGGTAAGTTGTAACGTTCTTTTATATGTAGTAGCATATACAACAAATCTTTAACTGCCGGATGTTCTGGTCCAAAATTATTTAAATCAACTGTATGTATAGTGATGTTGGGGTTTGCTTTTGCAAATCCTTGGGCTGAGCCGCCCACAAAAGTGCCTAATTCTAACAATACTGCACCTGGTGGTAGTTGTCTAACATGTTGTAATAGCCATTCAAACGAATGACCCGGTATACACACTATCGGATTTGCTAATACACGTTGCTTAACTTCGTCTCTAATATGTTGATATGTAAAACTCATTATCCCATTAACCAAGTTAGTGGTTGGCTTCCATCAACATACATTTTAAGATCTTCTTCTAGCTTTTCCATTTCAGTTTGTGCTTCTTGTAACATTGCACTACCGTTTAAACTAGCACCGCCTTGTGGGCCAGCAATTTGACTAAATTTGCTGTATGCTTGCCCTAAGATGCGTTTAGAAAATGAATATGCATATTCCTGGATCCAAGGAAATGCCTGCGGGTCATTAAAGATCATAGCGTCTGGTTTAGTATTAAAAATCCAAAGCAATACTGACTCTTGTTGATCCTCTGGGGGATTGCGGCCTTGATACGGCATCTTACGTACTATTGTTAGTTTCTTAGTAACAGGGTTAAATGTAAAATTCATAAAACCGCCAAACATTTTCATAGCTAACTTTTGATAGTCAACAAATAATTCGTAGTTGGTTAACCCGCCGACGCGGCCAGCTACTAACATATAAGTGTTTAAGTAACCCGAACTAAATGGCTCAAACTGGCTGGCTGTAGTTCCTGTTACACTACCGATACCACGACGGAAGATTTGACGTACTTGCGTAACTTCTTTTGGTAGTATGTATTCTTGTGTTTCTGGAAGAAGCGTTAAACTTGCATAACTTTCTTCAGTAGAGTTTTGTGCTTTTTGGCGATACTTAATCAGAGCTTGATTAATAGACATTTCGTAGTGTTCTTTTTCAAGTTCTACATCTACAATGCCGTCGCCTAGGCGCATACGGATATAGTCTGTAATGGCAGCACGAATACTGTCATTGGTATTGCCATATTCCCAGTTAGGGTCTACTACGCCAGGATTTGTTACTACAGAACTACCATCAAAAGCAATATGAGCTCCACTTTGACTACCTGTGTTGGCGTTAAAGAGGCTTCTTGCTTCTAGATTGTTTTTGTTATCGTAACCAGTTTCCGCGGTTACATTACCAGTAAATGGTGATGACATATATTACTCCGTTATGTAGTATTTATTACTGAACTCGGAGTAATATAGTTTCTGCATTAATTCGCCCATTGAGTTTAGTTTCTGTGGCTTTAATATTGTCTAAGAATTTACGCAACTCTACCTTAGTAGCCTTAGCAAACTCCTTGAGTTTTTCCTCAGGTTTACGAAGTGTTTTAGTCACTGATTTGTGCTCGTCGTAACCAATAATGCCAGTGCCTTTGACGTTTAACGGTCCTTTTAAACTATCAGCTATATACTTGCCTAGTTTGCGAGTTTTAGTGTTATAAATCCAAAGCTCTTGGGCGCCAATAATGTCTGCGGGATTGATACTAACCAAACGAAGTACCTTATCTTCTTTAGCGTATTTGAGTTTGCCGACTACTTTCTCTTTGCTTACAGATTTAGGAGCACGTACTTTCTTAGTGGCTTTTTTCAGTCCACGGTATTGAATAATGTCGTTTAGGATTTGATCTATAAACGCAAAAATGCGCTTAAAGTCTGCGGTTTTATAATGACTGTAACCTTCTTGCAGTTGCTCATCAGACTTGTCGAATGCTAGTTTAAGTTCATCGAATCTAGATTGGTATACTTCTTCGT